GGCATATCTTCAATTTCTTTCCAATCTTCATCAGCCAGCCCTACCCATGTGCGCTGTGCTAAAACTTTAGCGGCTATCAGTTTGGCAAAAATTTCTGCGGCTTGAATTGCGGCTGAGTTCTCCATTTTGAAACCAGCTTGTTTAGCCAACTCAATCATTTCATCTTGTGTCATGCTTCACCTTTCTTATATTTACCCGACCAGGCATATTCACCGCGTGGCTGCTTGGCACCCATCTTCCGAAAGAAAGTCAGCATGGATTTATACGGCACGCTGAAACGCTCGGCTATCTCTTTCTTTGTCATACCCTCGGAGAGCAGCAGCATGGCTCTGCGGCCATTGATGTCAGGCAGTTTGCGTCCTGAGTTGGGGCGGGAACCACCTTTCATCACTTCACCTCTGTCTCATCAAGCAGGAACTTGACTATGCACGCAAGCACGATCACCGTCAGTGCAATGGCGAGCAAACCGATCAGCACGAAATTCATCATCGTTTCCATAGAAATCCTCCGAGTCAAAGTACAACAGCGCCAGCACCGCCAACGCCAACCATATGATTTTCACTTCTGAGCCGCCAGTAGTTCCATCTCCACTTCTTTCACGCGATCTCGCAGGATGGTTAGTTCCTGTTCAGCAGCGTCAATCTTGCGCTGCATACGCTCGCGGGTCATGTTCTCCGCGTGAGTCCAGCCAATGAACGTGCCGTCAGTCACAGCCTGGCGCGCCAGCTTTGCAAAGTCAGCGCGGCTTAAGAATCCACCGCCGACTTCCATGGGTGGCGTGAACTTGTTTACTGCGCGGTCAATTTCGATTTGCATTGTTTCAGACACTGATTTCTCCTGTTGATTATTCATGATGACCACCATGCTACGAGCAGTGCGGCCAAGCCGGTGCCGATGACAAGGCACAGTAAGTAGTCCAGCGCAGCCTCTGCGCGTTTGCCAAGCCTGCGGTGGCTGTCGGCGGTCAGGGCGTGTTGTGTGTGGTTCATGGGACTCCTTAAAGATGGGGGACGATGCCCCCTTGGGTTGATTAGGCTGCGGCTCTCTCTTCAAAAAAGCGCTTTGACTCTGTACCTTGATTGATGTAAGCGTCAGAGCCGTAAGCTGGATCGACTTCAAACCAGCATGATGCTGTCAAGGCTTTACCTGATGCCAAGGTTGCATTAACTTTGGCGGCCAAATCTTCAACGATTGTCTTGGCAGTCTCACGAATATCAGCAAAACAAACTTCGCCAGTTTCTTCGCACTCCTCAACTTTTACGCCAGGAAAAGTCTTTTCGTGACGAAAGCGGCGACCAGTTGCGTTCTCAATCAGGACATAGTATTTTTCAGCGATGAAAGGGTGACCGTCACAAGCGAGACCGGCTTCGTAAAGGTCAGATACTGCATATGCTTGGTAAGTTGCGTTCATTTCGTTTTCCTTGGAGTTGCGTTATTGAGGAATTGATAATATCACATTTGCTGAACTTGTCAAATCACATACAACTTAGTCAAGTATTCCATCATCTACAATGTCCCTTGCTGGTTCATGCTTCCAGCAGTTGCCTTTATGGGGATCGGTTTGCGCTGATCCCCTTTTTTTGCTTTACACTTGACGCTTTCCACAAAACATGGTTAACATCATACACATGAAAGTCTCACAGCAAGCCATTCAGGACATCAAGTTTAAGATTGAATCAGCCGGATACCGGATGTCCGATCTGTGCCGTGTCGCAGAGATCGACCAAGCGCAGCTCTCGCGCTGGATCAATGGGCAGACCGAACCACTTTACTCCACCGTCATTCGCTTGGAGCAGGCCGCAGACGCGCTCATCTCAGCGCGGCTACAGGTGCTAAACAAGGCCATGGAAGAGGCCGTCAAATGAAGCGCACCTTGGGTATTGACTGCGGCTTGAACGGCGCAATAGCGGTGCTGGTAGACGGACAGTTGCTCTCGGTACACGATATGCCAACGCTGACCGTAGACATTAACAAGAAGACCAAGCGGCAAGTCTCACCGCAGCTGCTGGCCGAGATCATTGGCAACCTCAGACCGGATCAGGCCATAGTAGAACGTCCGGCAGCACGCCCGGGTCAAGGCGTAACGGCCATGTTTGGCTTCGGCCGAAGTCTTGGCGTAGTCGAAGGCGTGCTGGCCGCGCTAAACATTCCGGTCACCTATGTGGCACCAGCCACTTGGACGAAGGCCATGGGTAAGGCTGCCGGTAAGGATGCATCCAGACAGCGCGCCATCGAGTTATTCCCCGCCATGTCGGAATACTTCAAGCGCGTCAAAGATGACGGCAGAGCAGAGGCAACGCTGATAGCAGCGTGGGGTATCCGCAATGGCTGACAAGGAACGACAGATCATGCGCCAGCACATAGTCTGGTTGGCCGAGATGCTGGAGAAGCAGCGCAAAGCCAATCAGGACAAAGTCGTATTCCTGAAACGCCTGCTCGATCCCGAGGACTTGGGACACGCCGCGAGCACTGAGGTGCGCCAGCTGGCGTACCAACTCATCCTTAACGAACATCACATTGAAAGAGACTCATGGCAAAGCAATTAAGGCTCAGACCGTCATCCGCATCGCGCTGGATCGCCTGCCCTGCATCCGCAAAGCTCTGCGCTCAAGTACCGCAGCGCCCATCAGGTGAGGCTGCAAACATTGGCACCGCCATCCATGCGCTGGCCGAGACTTGCTTTCAGCTTGGCTCGGACCCGATGCAGTTTGTCGGCCAGACGGTGGAGAACATCATAATGACCGAGGACAACTGCCTGTACGCGCTGGAACACATGAAGGCCATATGGGCGATTCAAGACCAACTCGGCAGCGTCAAGGTTGAGGTGCCGGTGATGCTGTTCAATACTCCCATTTTTAAGCTCGGCGGCACAGCTGACGTTGTCGGCCACTCAATCAGCCAAAAGAAATTAATCATTGCAGACTTGAAGACCGGCAAAGGCTGGGTGGACGCTGACACTGAGCAGCTGAAAATCTACGCGCTGGCTGCAATCGCAACGCTGCGGCTTGACATTGATGAAGTTGAATTCCAGATCATCCAGCCGCACCATGGTGAAAAGCGCATCCACACAATGACCGCAGATAAACTCGGCGAGTGGGAAGAGAATATTCTGATGCCTGCTGTTGATGATGCCATCAGTGACGCGCCATCATTTAGACCGTCAGTGTCGGCCTGTCAATGGTGCGATGCGAAAACAATCTGTCCGGCACAGCAACAGCAGTTTGATGTCGTGGCGGCCAACACTGACATCACCGCGCTGAACAAGGAAGAGATAAAGGAAGTCATGCTGGCGCTGACACCAGCACAGATCAGCGCAATTCTGGACAAAGCGCCGCTGGTAGAGAAATTCATAGCAGCGGTGCAGGAACACGCACTGAGCGCCATGGAGAAGGACGGCATGGTAGTACCAGGCTGGCAGTTGGCACCGAAGCGCCCAACGCGCAAGTGGATTGATGGCAACGCGGCCAGAGAAAAACTGACAGCGATAGGTTTGTCTAACAGCGACATATTTGAAACAACCCTTATTACTCCTGCGGCAGCAGAGAAACTGCTACCAAAGGAAAACCGAGTTATCTTGGACGAACTCACCGTCAAGGTATCAAGTGGACTGACGCTTGCGAGAGATCGCAGCCTCAGTCAATAATGCAATCCCTGTAACTTTTGAAAGCGAAACGCAAAATGCTAAATTTATCCTCTGGTGGCGGTAATGGAAACTACATCCGCTTCTCTCCCCAAGCCAACGCTTGGACAAACAACCAAGGCGAGGAAATCCAACTCGGCAAGGTTGTCTTCGACATTAACACGGTCCAAACCGGCTGGCTGCAACTCGGTGTTGGTGTACGCGATTGGCAGGCCGATGTAAGCCTCGGCAAGAAAGGACCGCAACCCACGCCGGACCATAAAAGGGGATTTATTATTCACTTTTATAACAAACTGCTCGGGCTGTGCGAGTGGTCATCCTCTGGCGTAGGCCCGAACATGGGGCTGGAGAAGCTGTACATGGACTGCGCGGCGCAGCAGGCCGCCAATGCTGGTAAGTTGCCAGTGCTGGAGTACACCGGTAGCAAGCTGGAGAAGATCGGCAAAGGCACAACTCGCATACCGAACTTCAATATCGTGAGTTGGATTGACCGGCCATTGGGTATGTCTGCTGACGCTGAGACCATCATACATATGCCTGTAGAGGTGGCGAGTAAAGCATTGAAAGCCGATGCTGTTGTGGCTGCACTGGCTGCTGCGCCAGTTGCACCACCAGCGCCNGNGAAGACTGCGATGGCCGCAGCAGTGGCTGATGANGAGATGTTNTAACTGATCGGCTTTAAGCACCGCTGGGTAGCACCAGCGGTTTTTTTTCCTCTAAAAAAATACAACATGAAATATCTCTCACTTTGCAGTGGTATTGAGGCGGCAACAGTAGCATGGCATCCCCTTGGATGGGAGGCAGTAGCGTATTCGGAGATTGAGAAGTTCCCATCTCAGGTGCTGGCGCACCATTACCCACAAACGCCAAACCTTGGCGACATGACGAAATTTAAGGAGTGGTCAATTGAATCAAATGTCGATCTTCTTGTCGGAGGAACTCCCTGTCAATCATTCTCAGTCGCAGGACTCAGAAAGGGATTGGATGACCCGCGTGGCAACCTCATGCTTACCTATCTTGCCATTGCTAAACAATATCGCCCCAACTGGTTGGTCTGGGAGAACGTCCCCGGCGTTCTGTCCTCCAATGGAGGACGGGACTTTGGCAGCTTCCTTGGAGGGTTGGCAGAATGCGGGTATGGGTTCGCATACAGGGTGCTTGACGCTCAGTATTTCGGAGTGGCACAGCGCCGCCGCCGTGTGTTCGTTGTCGGATACCTTGGAGATTGGCGACTTGCCGCAGCGGTTCTTTTTGAGCGCCACAGCCTGTCAGGGCATCCTGCGCCGAGCAGAGAAAAGGGGCAAGGTGTTGCCGCCAGCGTTGGAGCAGGCGCTTCAAGCCGTAGCTGGGCCGCCGACATAAGCGGCACATTAGACACAACCTTTGGCACAAAACAAAGTCTTGAGAATCAGCACATCAATGCTGGTTGTCCGATGTTTGTCCCAGCGCAAGCAATTGGGTTTGAAAGTAGTCGTAGAGATGGTGTGCGTTTGTATGACGGCATTTCCAATACTTTGCAAGCCTTTGCTGGCACTGGTGGTGGCAACAGTCCCATGGTTATGCAACCCATCGCATTCAGCGGCCAGGTGTCAAACCCGCAAACAGATGTGGACATGACGCAAACCCTGCAAGCCAAGAATCCGATGGCGGTGGCATGGTCAATGAACTTAATGTCTCCGGGTCGTCAAATTCGTGAGGATCATGGCGTTGGCGCTCTTACGCAAGATGCCCATCGTCCTACACAAGGCAATGAAGCAGTAGTAATTCAGCAAGCAATGGCAGTTCGCAGACTCACCCCTGTTGAATGCGAGAGATTGCAGGGATTTAGCGATAACTACACCGACATCATTAGCAAGGGCAAGCCAACACCTGATGGTCCACGCTACAAAGCATTGGGCAACAGCATGGCAGTGCCAGTCATGGCATGGATTGGGCAACGCATAGAACAAGTAGAGGCAATATGCAAGCAGAACAAATAGCCAAGCAGCTGGGCAACGCAAAAAAAGCAAACGGTCAGTGGGTAGCCAGCTGCCCTGTACCTGGTCACGGTAAGGGTAACGGCGACAAGAATCCAAGTCTCAGCATAGACATCAATGAGCAAGGCGTGCCGCTGTTCCACTGTCACGGTGGGTGCAGTCAGGAGGACGTGTTCCAGACCATCAGGGAACTGCACTTACTTCCCGAACTCATGGAACGGCCAGACCCACTCGCCAACATCAAACCGATACCGCGCAACGTCTT